TCATCTGACGCTTCTATTCAAAGGCGGTTGGCCAACCTTAGAGACTCTGCGGAATTGGAATTCTACAGGAGCAACGCTGTGTTTGTAACCGTCAGCGGTGAAAAATATCACTGCTACGGCTGCCATCATCTCACAGGACACAGGTATTTTATCTATAACATTGAACTTGCCAAAGAAATGGGATACGAGCCCTGCTCCGATTGTTGGGGTGGGTAACTCGAAAATCTGCTCCTGTTGCGATCCATAGGAGGGTATTCTTGTGAAGGCCTTGAAAATCATATTGATAATTTTAGGCGTACTTTTTGCGCTCGCCATAGTGGTAACGCTCCTGCTTGACCTGTTTCCAGATCGGTATGCGATTGTAAATTTTCTTATTTACTGTGGGGCCGCTGCGTTCCTTTTCATGGTGAGCAGGGTCCTGATGTATCTGTGCAGGGTTTATGCTGACAGAGAAGAGCACTATATTCGTTACAGGATATTTTCTGCGCTTTGGATCGTTCTCGTAACCGTTTCCTTTCCTGTTTCCATCCCGCTCCTCTGTATCGAAGATAAATTCGAACATCTATACCTATCTTGGCACGAGCGGGATATAAAGGCGTGTAAAGAAATCGTTCAAGAGCTTTATTGTGCGATAAATCGTGGAGATAGGGAAAAAGCTGATTCTCTGTATAATGAATATTTCCGCTAGTAAGGTTTAAGAGAGCCCCCGGGGATCATCCCCGGGGGCTCTCGTCATTACGCCTCGTCCTCTTCGTGCATCCGGTCGTAGACCTCCCGGCCCACCCGTTTGTCGAAGGGGTTCTTGTTCCATTTCCAGGACTTGTTCTGGAGCTGCCACAGGATGGCCCGTTCCCGGTTGTCCAGGCCCGGCATGTTCTCGAGCGCCTCTGCCGCCATATCCTGCGTGACGCTGTTCCCGTCACCCTTCAGTCGGTCGATCTCTTCCGCCGCGGCTTTCCGGCTGCTGTCGGATACCCCGTATTCCTGAGCCAGAAGGATTTTCTCGCTGGCCTCCGCGGGGATCATCTGCCAATAGCGCAGGGCCTCCTTGACGGTTTCCGCCTGATCCTCCGTGTAATTCTGCCGCTCCACCCAGCTGGCAAACTCCGTTGCCTTCTCTGAGGCCGACAGCCTTTCAGCCTCCGGCGTATCCTCGTCGCTGTTCAGGAATTGGTACTGGTCGTATGCCTCCATGACCTCTTCCCAGGAGAGTCCGGTGTCCATCATCGCCCGGAAGTGGTCCGGCGTGCTGCTGTCCGCGTCGCTCAGTCCGCGGTACAGAGCCAGCTTCTGCTCGTCTGTCAGGTCTGCCTCCGTGATGGCGTCCCGCTTGGCAACGCCTCTCCCGTAAGAATTCAGGGCCTCGTCGTTCTCTGCGGCCCGCCACCCCTGGATCGCCTGGTAGACGGTCTCCGGGTCAGCCCCCATGTCCACGATCTGCTCGTATGCCTTCGTCTGGTTCGCAGAGAGGCCCGTCTGCCCGGAGGCGTAGAAGTCTCGGCTTTCGTCCAGGGCAGACTGCCCGAACAGGATTCCCCGCACAATGCTCCAGAAATCCTGCTCTACCGGGAACTGCAGCCGCCGGTTTTCTCCGCTGCCCCTGTAGTATCCGCCGCGGAGCAGTGCTTCCCCGCCTTGGATGGACTTTTCGATTTGCCGGCCGCCCGGCAGAACATCTCCAGCCAGGCCCGCCAGCTGCCGCGCCACCTCCCAGGAGAACAGGCCGTCCTCCGCAATGGTCCCCGGCAGGTCTGCCAGGTTGCTCAAATCCGGCATGGGCAGCGTCCGGTCGCCCATACCCGCCAATGCCGCCACGTTGCTTGCGAACGGAATCTCATTGAGCCCATTCCAAACAAAGTCATCCCATCCGGCAGCGGCGTCGAATTCGTTCAGCTCCGGGTCCGTGTCGAACAGCCGCTCTCCGGTCAGCCGCTCCCAGACGTTGTCCACCAGGGTCCTCAGCAGGTCCATCTGCGTCAGCCCCAGGCCGCCGGCAAAAAGGTTTCCCGCAAGGCCCAGAACGTCGAACGGCGCCGGCGTCCCGCCGTACAGCTCCTCGTCGATCCGGTTCAGCAGGAAAGCCCCCAGTATGATCTTTACCAGGACAGCCGCCAGAGACCCGGCCGCTGCCCGTTTCCCCTTTGCCCGGGCCATTTCCCGGAAGTCCCGGTTCCCCAGGTCCTGAATGACGTGCTCCCAGTTGTTCAGGGCCTCCAGCTGGAACATGTGCACCATCTGGTTGAGAAAGTCCTTGGACCGGAACGCCAGAGGCACGCTGCCCTTGGCCCGGCTTGCCATGACCTCCCGGCCGAACCGGTCCGCAAGGCGCATGGCCTCCGCCGCGCTCTTCCCGGCCCGGACCTCCTTCAAATACCGGCTCCGCACCGCCAGGGTGGATACGATGCCGTCCACGATTTCCAGCGGCTTGAAGGCTCCGGTGATCGCCCGGTCCTTCCAGCTCGTCACGATGTAGTTGATCCCCTTTTTCTCCGTCAGGAAGTCGCTGCCCGCCGCCCAGCTTTTCAGGTCCTTGCTCCGCAGCTCGATCAGCGCCTGGGCCACGTTCCGCGCCCCGTTTTCCGCAAGGATAATGGGCAGCTGGCCGCCCTGGTTCAGGGCGGAAGACAGGTTGGCGGACACCTGCGCCCTGGCAAAAGCCCGGTGTACTTTGCTGATGGCGTTGAGAGAGGTCCGCCCGAAGCTCTTCTCCATGGCCCGGTCCTCGAACAGCTGCTTGTTTGCCAGGTTGTTTGCGTAGTCGTCCAGAAACACCGCCAGGTCTCCATACAGCGTCAGGTTTTCGATGGCCTGGTACTGATCCTCCACATACTGCTCCATGGCCTGGTGTACGTCCTCATAGGTCGGCGCGGATGTGTAGGACAGCTTCCCCTTGTCCCGCAGGAAGGACGCCTGCTGGTCCGCCTGCGCGTATCGCAGCGCGTCCGCCTGCTCCAGCTGGTTCCGGATTTCCTCCGGGGCATAGGTTCTTCTGAAATACCGCACAAAGGCCCGGGTCCGCATAATGTCGTCCGTGTGATAGAGCACGTCCGACATGGAGTCCACATACTTCTCGAATCCTTCCGCAATGTCCGGATCCAGAAATTCTCCCTGGCTGTTTCGGTTCTTGAAAAAGCCGTTCCACGGCATATTCGGCTTGAAATTTTTCGTTCTCCCCGCAATGGAGGTGGGGAGCTTCCCGATCTCCCGGTTAATCCCCATGCGCTCCAGGGCGTTGTTGAACCGCTCTTGGGTCTCCTGGCTCTGGAGATGGGGCGCGTACCCCCGGATGAAGCCGATGGGCTCGTAGCCGTGGGCCACCAAAAAATCGTTGGCCGCGTCGTAGAGCTGGTTGAACAGCTCCCGGTACTTCTCCACCGCGTTCCCGATGATGGTGGTGTCCGCGCCTTGCAGCCGTTCCTGGGTTTCCAGCCACCGGCTGTACTGAATCGCCAGCCGCCGCTCGTCCGTCCCCAGGTTGAATTCCCTCGCTTCATCCACGGAGGCGTCGATCTCCGCCTGCCGCCGCTTCGCAAGGTCGTCTTTTCCTGCCAGCTTCCGGGCGTTCTTGATGTTCTCCGCCGCGTTTTGAATATCCCGGCTCCGCTCCATGGCGTTCACGGCGTCCTCCGCCGCCCGGCCCTCGATCACCAGCTGCACCAGGGCCCGTTCTTCCTTGTTCAGCCGCCGGTCCTTTCCGTTCCGATCTTTGAAGGTCCGGACCTCGTTGTGCATTCGGTTCACGAAGCGGATGCGCTCCGCCTCGTTGTCCTGGACAGGCCGGAAGAGGTAGTCGTTGATCTCGTCGCCCTTGGCGTTGCCGAAGATCCGCCGCATATTCCGTTCCGGGGTCCGGTTCCGCATGATGACGGCCGCCGGGACCTTCGTCTTGGCGTCGTCCACGCCGTCCATCAGCCGCCGCACCCGCTCGTCCAGGTTCCGGTTGATCTTGGTGCGCTGCTCCCGGATCAGGTCGTTCTGCACGGCCTTCTCCGCCCAGTAGTAGTCCGCCAGCTCCATCACCGTGTCCGCGTCCATGCTGGGCGGGATGTCCGCCTCGCCGTAGATGCCCGCCGCCACGCCGGAGGCGAAGTTCTTCTCCGCATCCGTGGCCTGCAGCCGTCGCTCCGCCCGCTTGATCTCCTTTCGGATGGACTTGGCCGCCCGGTCATTCTCGATCAGCTGTTGGGTGTTCCCATACAGGCCCACGCTGTTGGCAATCCGGATGCCCAGGTCCTTCAGAGCGTCAGAGCCCTCGAATTCCTCCCGGCTCCGGTTCCGCATCCGTTCCTCCGCCGCGGCCTCCAGGGCCGCCGTGTAATCATCGATGCTGTCGAAGCCCTCCGGCGCCAGCGTTTCCCGCCAGTCGACGGGCCGGTTTTTCCACCGCTCGTTCAGCCGGTTGTACTGCTCGTCGCTCATGCCCCGCGGCCGGTGCAGATCGCTCCGCCCGCTCTGATCCGGAGAGAGCGGGGGATTGTCCGACGGCTCCGCCGCGGTGTCCTCGTCCATGCTGTAGCGGATGTCCTCGTCGTCCAGAGTGGGGAGGGAGAGGCCAGGGACCTCCGGCTCCGCGCCGCTCTCCATGGCGGCGTCCAGGTCCGCGATGTAGGCATCGTAGTCCTGGAACATATCCGCGAACTGCTCCCGGGCGTTTTCCTGGTCTGCCTTGTGGAATCCCCAGACAACGGCGTTCAGCTCGTCAAAAGCCGTCGTCTGTTCCTGCGGTGTTAGGTCGAACAGGCTCTTGCTGCCATGGAAACGTTGCTTGATTATCATTCCCATGACTTCTGCGGTTCGATCACTAGACAGGCTAATATATTCCCCAGTATTTTCGAGAAAGTCCAGATACCGGTCATTTCCCGTCTGCTTTGCAGCGTGAATCGCTTCATGGTATCCCACCACATCCGCCAGTTCTGCCGGGATGCTGTCAGAGATATAGATACTCCCGCCGCTGGTCAACGCCCAGGCTTTGGGATTTCTTTCCTTGATGGCGGCATCCTCTACCACAAATGCGTCCGCTCCGTACCGGCCCGCATTTTCAGCCGCAATTCCCGCCGCCCGAGACGGGCGGTCAATTACACGTCCTCGTGCCCAGGAGGCGGGGGCTGCACGCCTTCCTCCTTCATCCGTTTGGCTACCTGCTGCATTTCTCCTTTGAGCCGATCTAGGTCTTCCTGGGATAGTTTCTCCGGCTTCTCGCCTCCGTACATTTTCTCCATGAACTCCTCGAAGGTCATATTCATTTTGCCCATCGTCCAGTCCTCCTTGCTGATCTGTCGTTCTGCCGCCATCATACGCCGCCTCCGGGGTGGTGTCAACAGTGAACCGCCAGCCATGGTCCTCCGTCCGCTCCAGGCCGGTCATCTCTCGGATGGTGTCCGCGTCCACGCCCTGGAAGAGCAGCCGCTCCGCCTCGTCCTGCTGGGCGTCAGTTGGCTCGCTCATGGAGTACATGGTCCTGTCAACCGGCGCATACTGCCCCTGGGTAGGGTCGATCCACGCCACGTCCGTCAGCGGGACTGTCTTACTGTAAACCCGTCCGTTCCCGGAATAGCTCTCCGCCTCCATCCTGGACGGCGAGACGAATCCGCCCGCCTCAATGGGGTAGGAACTGAACACCTCGATCTCTCCGCTCTCCAGGGCCTCCTCCGCCATGGCGCGCGTGAAGTCCGGGTTGTATTCGTCGTACTCTGCCCACTCCGGGTCCTCTATGGACTCCCGGAACGTCTTGATCTCCTCCGCGCTCCGGATCCATGTGTGGTAGTCGTCATCCGCCGGGTTTGTCTCCTGAATGATCTGCATCTGCCGCTCTTTCAGCGCGTCGGTGTCTGTCTCCGCGGAGAAAAAGGCATCCGAGTCCGAGAACACCGTGTTCTCGTCCCCGGTGTTGGGCATGGTCTGCCGCCGCTGCTCCGGCGTCAGCTGGCGCCGGGCCGTCACATCCCGGGCCTCGATCTCGCCCGCGGTGTTCTCGTACATCCTGCGGTACTCTCCGGCGGTGTCCTCCATGCGGTGGCTCAGGTCCAGCAGCTGCCGGAACCACGCGTTCGGATAGAGCTCTTCATAGATGGCGTCCTGCTCGGCCTCCAGCCGGTCATACCGCCGCCCCGCTTCCGTATTTGAATCAGCCAGGAAAAGGCGCTCCAATTCCCGCTCCAGTTCCGTATATCGGATGTACTTGTTTTGATCCTCCCGGCCCAATCCGTTCAGGATTTGGTCGTACTCCTGCTGTAGGCGATTTGAAACCAGGTCGCCCGTCTCATATTCCCGTCTGGCCCAGTATTCCGGGCTGCTCCCGCCGGAAAATCCCTCCGCGCTCTGGATGGCGTGCTGAATCTCGTGTACCAGGGTGTCCTCCGGCGCGTCACGCAGGGAGTTGTTCAGGGTGATGGTGTTTGTCCCCGTGTTGTAGGAACCGTGTGTCCCCTCCGGCAGGTCCGCAAACCGCAGGGCCGCCTGCCGCAGCTGGGGGTAGTTTTGATAAAGCTCGTCATGGCGCAGGAAGTCGGCCAGCCGCAGCGTCTGCTGTTCCTCCGCCCGGCCCGGGCCGTGCCCCTGGTCGAGCAGCTGGCGCAGCTCCGTCTGTTCCTCCTGGGTGATGGTCCCGTCGATGAACTTTCCCTCCAGTTCCCGGAAGCGGGCATACTCCGCCCGGTCGCTCCGGTTCAGGTCTCCCCAGCGGCTGTACTCCATGCCGCTGTCATCGATCTCGAACCGCCATTTGCCGTCCGCCCCGGTATACCACCCGGTCTCCCGGAAGATGGTCTCCATGGCCACGCCCTGGCGCTCCATCTCCTTGGCCCGGTCCAGGGCGTCCAGGTCCGCCCGCCTGGCGTTCTCCCCGCCGAAGCTGTAGCGGCCTTCCGCCGGGGGGCCGGTGGTCCGGTCTGTTGCCGCGGCGTTCTGGCTGCCACGGCCCACGCCCCGCTCTGTCATGGTCTGCTCCACGGTCTCGTTGAACCGCTCCGCGTGGACGGAGAAGGCGTTGATCCCGGCGTAGGCGTCCGCGAAAATTTCCTCCAGAATGGCCCATGCCTCCGCCTGTGTGCCGTCCTCGCCGGCGTTTTCCGTAACGGAGATCACGCCCCGCAGCTTCCGGATATATTGCTCCACCACACGGCCCAGATCTTCCGGCCCATACTGTTCCCGGACGCGGTCCTCCAGCTCCCGGATCAGGCCCGGCGTCTGTGCCGCCCGGTCATGGAAAATCTCATGGTCCGCGATCTGGTCCGGCGTCACCCGGATGTTGTCCGCCTGCACGATGATCCGGTCCCCGGTGAATACACCCCGGACCAGCCGGGCGCCGTCCGGCGTCCCGATCTGGATGCCGCCGGTCACGAACACGGTATCCAGCCCCGTCTCTTCCCGCACCCGGTCCGCTGTGGCCCGCAGGCCGTCATCCCAGGCGCTCTCCGGAATGACCTGAAGCGTTTTGGCGTCCGTGCCCCGCGGCAGTCCCAGGTCCTGGCTGCTTACCGGTTCTCCCCGTAGATCATGGACAGAATTTTGTCTTTCACGCGCTGCTCGGTAGGTGTCAGCGGGGCCTCTGCCTCTTTCTGCGCCTGTTTCCACGCCTCCAGTTTGCTCTCCGGCACCCGTACCAGAAAGCCGTCCGAGGTCTCCATCAGATACGCCGTCTCCCGGCTCTGCTCCCTGCTGTCCATTCTGCTCCATCCTTTCCGCCGTCACCGGCGCTTCGTCGATCCCGTCCAGATACCCGCTTCCGCCCTCTGCAGTCTCTACGTATCCGGCAATACTTGCTTTTGCATTGATGTAGTCCTGGTTGGGTGGGATATATCCATCCATGGACTGATAGCCGTTTGTCAGCATATCGTCCAGCACGAACTCCACCCGCTTTGCAGCGGCGATGTTCTCCTGGCCGTGGTTGTGAATGATGGCGTCCAGGGCTTTCTCGATTTGATCGTAAGAGAGGCCGTAGTCGTCCAGCAGCACGGTGATCCGCTCCGGCGCTGCCCGCTTGGTCCTCCGGTATTCATACCCGGTCTGGTAATCGCCCAGGCGAAGGGTCTGCCCGCCCTTTTCTGTGACAGAGAGCTCATTCAGCAGCTCCGCCGCCGCCTCGCTGTAATACCGGTGCACCTCCGGATGGTCGAACTGGAAGGCGTTGATCCTCCGGTCTCCCATATCCTCGCTGCTGCGCTGGTCAATATGCTGGGCAGGGTCAACCTGATAGACCCTTCCGCCGGCATCCACGTCCATGTCACCCCGTTCTGCCAGGGCTGCGAACTGCTCGTCGGAAAGCGTGGCCTGGTCCACTCGCCCCCCGCTCTCCAGGGTCTGGATCACAGGGTCCGCCGCCGGCGTGGCCTGCGTTTGCCGCCCTGCCGGCTGCGCCTGATCCTGCTGCACCTGCGCCGCCCCTTCCGGGGCGGCGGTTTGTGTGCCCGCAGGCACCGCCTGCGTGGCCTGCGGGCTCTGCGCCTGCTGGGACGCCGGTGGCGCTTCTTCTGCATCTTGGCCCCTCCCGCGGTTCTTCAGGTACTCCCGCCGGGATCTCCGGTTCCACGGGTCCATCATCCAGGCTGCCCGGTCCACGGCCTCCGTCACACCCCGCCTGCGTTCCGCCGCCTGCACGGCCTCTCTAGCCTCCGGGGAGAACATTCCCTTTTCTCGCATCACGTCATAGGCGCTGTCGGCCGGTCTCGCTTGGTAGTCCCGAATACCCTGCCGGATATTCCGCCCGGCCAGGTCCACGCCGCTGGTGGCGCCGCCCATGGCCATGCCGGACAGAGCGCCGCCCACGCCGGCCCATACCACCTGCGCCACGCTGTCCAGGTACGCCTGCTTCCGGGCCTCGTCCTCGTCCATGCCCATCAGCTGGTACTGCGTCACCAGCTGCTCGAAGTCGGAGGATTCCCCCATGATGGCGGTGTCCGACAGGATGTTGGCGATCTCCGTCAGCATTTCCTCACTGGCCTCCGTGCCCGCCTGCTGGGCAGTTGCCCGCAGCAGGTCCTTCACGCTGTTGATGGTCTTGGCCTCCAGCAGCTTCTCAATGCTGAACCGCTCGAACACCGCCTCCGCCGCGCCGGCGGCCAGACCGCCCCAGAACGCCTGGGAATTGCTGCCGCCCCGCTCCAGCACGTTCACGGCCTGCTGGCTGGCCGCGCTGGCGCCCATCAGGTACGTTGCCCACGGTCCCAGCAGCGCCACTTGGGAGGCGCTGTCTCCGATGGACATGCCGGTGTTGTAGAGGAAGGACGCCACGTTCTGGCCGAACAGCTCCCAGTCTGTGTTATCCGCGATCTTCTTGGACACCGTGTCCCGTACCCCGGTTACAAAATTGCTGATGATGGCCGCGTTCGGGTCTGCCGGGGTATAGGTCCGCAGGTCGTCCTCGCTTCCGCCTCCAGTGGCGATCAGGCGGGGGATGTCGACAGCCTGCAGGGCCGATGCGCCCACGGAGGCGAGGGAGGCCAGGACCGGATGCTCGTCCGCCCACGCTTCCGTCTGCTGCCGCTGGCGCTCCGCCTCCGCCGCCCGCTCCTGCCGCTTCTGGTACTCCGTCATGCGCTCGTAGTCATAGCCCGCCGCGCTGATGCGGTCCGTCTCTTCCAGCAGCTGCGCCTCCAGCGCCTTCCGGACGGTGGTCAGATTCCGGCTGTCCTCCCGGGACAATCCGTACTGCCCGGCGATCTCCCGCACAGCCTGGTTGACGGCATCCTCCGTCACGGGGCCCGGTGCCGCCACCCGGGTCTGCTCCAGGGTCTGGATGCGGTTCAGTGCGCCCCTGATCTCGTCCGCCCGGGCAAAGCTGGCCTGCATGGAGGCATCTTCCGCCAGCCGCGCCCGCTGCTGTTCGTTTTCCTCCTGATAATAGCGGTTTCGGAGTTCCGCAAGCTGCCTGTCGTAATCCTGCCGGGCGCGGTAGGCTTCCTCCGCCGTGCGGTATCTCTGCCCGGCATACGACTCTGTGGGCATCCCCGCAGCCCCTGCGGTGATCTCCGCACCCCGGAAATTCAGGAATTCCTGCTGGGCCTCGTCCCGCAGCGTCCGCAGCTCCTCCGCCCGGCGCTCCGCCTCCCGTGCCGGGGATGTGATCTTTCCCGGCTTTCCGGCAGTTGTTGGCCTCCCAGCCTTTTTTCTTCCGGCGGTTTCGCCCGCCGCTTGACTGGTCACCGTCGGCAGGGAGGGGGACTGCTGTCTCCCCGCTTCTTTGAGCCTGTTCAGCCGCTCCCGGACGGTCATTCCGGCCGTAGTTCTCCCGGATGTCGCAGCCGGAGCGGGGGAGGACTGCTGTCCTCCCTGGCCGCTCTGCTTCCTTCCTGCTTCTCTAAGGCGTTCCAGCCGTTCCTGTACAGATAATTTCGCCATGTTCTGCCTCCTTAATAGCCGATTGCATCCAGCAGGAACTCCGCTTCCGCCTCTGTGATCTTGCCGTCATCCAGCGCATCAGAGATTCTTTCGGCCCACGTCCCCAACTGCGACGGAGAATTAACCCGGCTCATGGCGTTCGCGATATTCAGCGCCGCAGCCCCCAGCTGAGAGGCGTCTGTGATCGTTCCGCTTCCGCCGCTGTTTGGCTCGTATCCATAGATCGCCTTCAGCATCTCGTCTGTATACCCGTTCTCCCGCAAGACAGCCAGAACGTCGTCCGAAAAGACGCCGGCGTTTGCTGCCTGTTTGGCCGTGGTCAGCGTCATCTTGGACTTCCCGCCTCCGGAACTGCTGGACCGACCGCCTCCGCCGGCTGCCTGCTGGGCAGCCTGCCGCCGGTAGGCTTCCTCCAGGGCCTGGACATACTCGCTCCCGTATCCGGAGGCGCCCACCAGATCCGCGCTGGGGCTTCCGCCGGCGGCCAGAATGGCATCCACCTGGGCCCGGGCCAGGTCCGTTTCCTCCGCCTGCTTTTGCTCGTACAGCCCCACCTTGTCCATCCAGCGGTTGTAATCTACGCTGTCCTGCCCCTGGAGGGAAGCCAGCTGATTCTGCAGAATATCGAAGTCGGAGAGATACTGGTTGAAGGCAAAGTTCCGGTCTGTGTTGAACTGCCCCAGCTGATCCAGGTACTTGGCATAGTCCAGCTGCTCCTGCGTGTTGACCGCGTTCAGGTCCTGCAGGCTCATGTTGTACTCGTTCAGGTAGCGGTCGTATGCCTGCTGGTACAGCGTGGGGATGATGTCGTTCAGCTGGGCGGCATAGTAGTCCCCGGCCTGGGTGGCCGCCGTGACGGCCGCCGTGGAGGGGCGCCCGCCGCTGGCGGCCGCCGCCTGGCCCAGTGCGTCCGCCGTGGCCCGGTCGCCCTCCCGCAGGTAGCTCTTGCGGTAGCTGTGCCACTGGGGATCGTCCTCCTTGGACCAGGAAAAATCCGGCCGGTTGATGATGGCGTCCAGCAGCGCCTGCTGCTGTTCCGCATACTGGTTCTCATAGCTGGGGCGCTCCTGGTCAAAGGTGAAGCTCCCGAAGCCGTTGATCTTGTCCAGCACGCTGTCGATCTGGTTCGGGATCTTCCCGTCCGAGATGTAGTCCGCACCGTATTTTCCGCCGGTGTACCCGCCGTAGCTGGACCGGAGCTGGTTGGCCGCCTCGTTGGCCAGCAGCTTTGCCTCCGGCGTGGTCGCCTTGTGGATGTCCTGTTTCAGCCCCAGGATGGAGTATCCGAACTCCGGGTATTTTCTGGCCGTGTCCAGGTCCGCCTGAGAGAACTCCCCCAGCAGGCCGGCGTTGCTGGCCGCTGTCAGAAATCCGTCATAGGTGAAATTCGGCATGATCTTTCCTCCTCACTGTCTTCCCGGTAGAGATTTCAGGCTGCTCCCGTCGTAATACTCCCGTGCCAGAGAATATACCCGGCAGCCGCCGTGCCCTTCCAGTTTGATCCGGTAATGGTCCCCGCGCCGCGGCACGATGGGGAGGGTGTAGCTTCGTTTCACACCGCCCTCCAGCGTCCCGTTTACCGCGATCCATTCGCCCGTCGAATCGAACATGATGAAGAGCTGCACTTCCGCGCCCTCGTCCACCTCCAGCCGCAGCAGGAGCTTGGAGACGCCCTTCTTGTTTGGACTGTCCTCGCACCAGTCGGCAAACTCCGCCATCCAGTCAAAGGCATCCTCCATTGTTGCCTCTTCCGGCGGATTCTGGATGTTCCCGGTGATCCAAATGTTCCCGCCCTCGTCCAGCAGATAGAGATTTCCGGCGCAGCGGGCAAAGTGTGTGGACTGGGTGGCGTCCTCGATGTGCCACGCCCCCCGCTGGGTGTCGTAGACATACAGGAGATAGGCGCCGTCCTTCCCGGCCATGGAGACGTAGTATTTGAGCCCATCGGACCCGCCCACGGCGTCCTCGAACCGCTCCACTCCAAACGCCGCCCCCACCGGCTGGGGGATGCCCCCGGAGTAGGCCATGATCCCCGCCCGGGAGTGGTAGAACAGAATCTCTCCGGCAATCGCCAGGCTCCGGTCGCTGCCGGCCGCCACGCCCAGGGTAGCGCTGCCCATCACTTCAAAATTGGTTGGGATGGAGCCGTACACCTTGTAGATGTGGTCCTCCTTGAAGAAGATGGGATACCCCAGAAAGGAGATACATGCCGTGAAGCTGCCGGCGCTGCCGGTGTCTACGGAATAGCTGTCCGTCGCCAGTCCCTCGTACACATTCCAGTTGAAGATGTCCCCCAGCTTGGAGGCGTAAATGGTGGTCTTGTCGCAGCCCCACAGGCGGTTCTCGTTCTCGCAGACGAACAGCAGGTCCGGCACTGTCCGGGAGACCGAAAGCTCCCCGGTTTCGGTGTAGGGCGTCACACCGTCCTCGCCATCCAGGGTGAAGATGTATTCGTAGAAGTACAGCTTGTCCCCGTCGATCTCCCGGATCACCGGGGTTTTGTTGTTCTCTGTGTGCTTCGTGCATCCCGCGATGGTCACGGCGTCCCCAGCCTTGAAGTAGTCCTCCCAGTTGACGCCCTCCGCCTGGATGCAGTTGGCCTCCGCGTCCTCTTCATACAGTTTCCCGTTGGTGAAGGTGAGGGAGGCACCGGTCCAGGTGGCCTCCAGATTGCCGAACTCGTCCGCCGCCGTGTTGTAGTATGCCTTGTCCGGGAAGATCACGATGTAGGCTCCCAGGGCGGTGAAGGTCTTCCGGCCGGCTGTCACAGTCCCCTTGGCCACACCATCATAGTAGAACGTGGTCCCGTCCACCCAGCACAGCTTGTCCCAGCAGAACAGACCGCCGGGGTCCTGCAGCGTCTTGTACAGCATCCGCCGCGACCTGGTCGCCAGCAGGGGAGAGTAGTCGCTGCACAGGTTTCGCATATCCCACAGCTCCCCGTCCTTGGCGCCCAGGTTGTGGTTCAGGCCGGCGAACTCGTCCTGTTTGGCGGTCTTGATCCCGTCGGCATAGGATACCTGCGGCAGTCTCACTTTCTGTCACCTCCTCGGAAGTCGATGAATCGGGATAGGACCTCCAGTGATTTTACGGAGATCGTGTCCGGCGCCGGCGCCCGCAGCTTCGTAAAACGGATCTCTGCCGGCGTCTCGGCAAGCTGTCGGTGCTGCTCCTCGTATTCTCCCCGCTCTCCGGGGGCGCGGAAGGTGAATCGCCCCTGGGCCACGCGGATGTTTCCGTCCTCGTCCTTGGCTGCGAACTTCTCCACCAGCTTCCGCTCCTCCGCCGCGAAGGTCTCCGCTTCCGCCGCCGTGGCCTGTTTGACCTTCATCAGGGCCAGAGCCAGGGAGTAGGGGACGGCCTGCCGCCCGACCTCCTCCGCCGCCAGGTTGGCCATGACGGCCTCCATCAGCGTTATTTTCATGTCTTACTCCTTCCCGGCCGACAGGGCCGCCACTTGTTCTTTCAGTTTTGCTATCTCCTCCGCCATCTGCTGGATTTTGGCAATCGCCATAATCTGAATCTCTCCATAGCGCAGGGTATAGAGGCCGTCCGGCCGTTCCTCGCCGGGCGGCTCTGTGCACAGGGCCGCGAAGTCGCTCTCCGGGATACCCTCGTCCGCCAGGGCCTCCTGCACCTCCTGGGCAATCAGGCCCAGGTGGCGGCGCTTGTGCCCCTCATAGACGAAAGTGCAGGGCTTCAGCCGGTCAAAGACGCCCAGGTATTTCTCCACATCGTACTGCTTCTCCGTCTTCAATCGCGCGTCGGATGTTGCGGCCGGCTCCCCGTTGATGAATACCGTGTCCCCGGTGATGGACACCTGCGTACTGGTGCACACCACCGTGGAGACGCCGTCATATCCCATCCGGGCGCCGTTGGTGGTGCAGATCACCACCGCCGCCTCGTTGCTGCTGGCAATGGCGATGCCCGCCGTGGAACTCCCCGAAGCCGTCATGCCGGACATGTATCCGATATAACCGCCCAGGGAGAACCCGCTGGCCGTCCGGTACACGTCCATCTGTCCGCCCAGGTGGATGATGTCCGCGAAGATGGTCCCCGTGGTGATGTTGTCGCCGTTGATGACTGTGGCGCCGGAGGTCTCCAGATCCGCGAACAGAACCATTCCGGTGAATGTCACCCGGGCGGAGTCGATCACGGCCCCGTTTGCGGACAGGTAGATGGTGGAGCTGCTCTCCCCATTGCTCACAGAAAGGGAGAAGCTGCCCACCGTCTGCTGCAGGCTGCTGATCTGCCCTGCCTGGTTGGCAACCGTGCTGGAGAGGCCGTCGGCCGTCACCTGCAGGGCCGCGATGTCTCCCTCGGCGTCTGTGATCTGCGCGGCCAGCCCTGTGGCTGTGGCCTGCAGGGTGGTGATGTTCCCCTCCGCGTCCTCCATCCGGGCAGACAGTCCCGCCGCCGTGATGGCAAGCTGGGTAATCCGCTCGTCGCTGTCCTCCAGATGGATGTAGATGGGCTCGGTGATGGCGTTCTCCCAGTCGTCCACCGCCGCCTCGTTCATGTTGGAGAGATCCAAGTTGTGCAGGGTGTACCGCAGCTGCTCCACCAGCATATACATGTAGTTTTGGATTGTGGTGACCTGCTCTTTCAGGCTCTCCTCCCCGGTGAACGTGGGGAAGTTGCTGTCGATGTACAGCCAGTTGGATGGCACGTCGTCTCGCCTCCTGCAAGAAACGGGGCCGGCCGCACCGGCCGGCCCCTCGTCCGTTTATGTTGGATGGAATTTTTTGTGATACCGGTACAGCATGACGGCGAACCGTTTTCCAGTCAGCGGCTGGTCCAGCATCAGGTCCCCGGCGCTGTTGCCCAGCATGATGCCCTCACTGGTGATCCACTCCACCGCTTTTTCCGCCTCTGTCGGCTCCGCCGCCGGCGTGTCCTCTTCCGCATAGGCAATGCCCAGGTAGTCCAGGATGCCACGGGCCTCCGCCTCCGCTAATCTCTGCCGGTAGCTGCTGTTCCGCAGCTTCTCTACGTCCTCCTGGTTCGTGTGGAAGCCGTGCTCGATCAGCACCGCCGGCGCCACCGTCCCTTTCAGTACGTAGAGGGACGGGTCCTCCACGATGGGGGAGGACCGCACCGCGATCCCCGCCGCCTTCACCGCCTCCAGGATGCGCTGCGCCGCGGCATAGCCGCCGCTGGTCTCGCCGAACACATAGGCGCTCCAGCCGGAGGCGGAGGACCAGCCGCTGCCCGCCGCCGCATTGGAGTGCAGGCTCACAAACAGGTCCAGCCCCCGGATGTTGTTGGCGATCTTGCACCGCTGGGCCAGGCTCACCGCCTCGCCGCCGGTGCGGGTCATCGTCACGGCCACACCGTACCGCTCCAGGATGGCCTTGATCCGGTTCCCCATGTCCAGGGCGAACTCGTGCTCATAGTAGGTGCCGTCCGGGCTCTTGTTGGCCAGGTTGCTTGCGTCGTGGCCCGGGTCCAGGCAAACCGTCTTTTTCTCGCTCACAGGTGCTTCCTCCGTTTCTCCGTCGTCCAGGTACAGCAGGATCAGGTTCTGGCTGGGGTCCTTGCCCTGGATCAGGACGTTCTCGCTCTTCACATACAGATTGACCTTGCCTCCGCCGTCCATCATCACGGCGAATTGACAGCCCTGGCCCACCATGTAGTCCCGCAGGTCCTCCGGCGTCATGGCGCCGCTAGAGCCGTCAGAGGCCCCGTAGGTGATCCAGGTATCCTTCGTCAGCCCCACGGCCACCCGGCCCCGCCGGCCGCCCACGTCATCGTTGTAGTACAACTTCTGCTGGGGCCGTCCCGCCCGGACCAGCAGGCAGTTTGCCACGTAGTTCCGGCAGTCGCTTTCCCCGCCAGGAGGGACCAGGATGGGGAGCACATCGGCTCCCACGTCCCAGCCCAGGGCCCAGTAGCTGTCCTGCTGATCCGCAAACAGGACGGTCCCGTCCGCCTTCACCGGGCACACCGGCGCCCATTTGGCGGGGCTGTAAAACACCCCCGTCATGGCAAGGTCCGGCTTCTCCCGCTCCACGATCTCCGAGAGCGGCAGCTTCTTCGTGTTCCGGTAGACCACTGCCCGCAGGATCTTCTTCAGCGGCGTCCTCTCAATATGGACCATATCAGCCCTCCACGATCTCCCAGTCGTCCGCCAGCATATCTGCCTGGGAGGCCAGCCAGCCCATCTGTACGCCGGAGGTGCCCACGAAGGCCAGCGCCTGGTTCCCAATGGCGTCGTGCTCCGCATTCACCACCGCGCCGGTGGGGCTTTTGTAACTGATGGCCTTTGCCAGCTCCACATACTGGCCTTTTCCGTTCCAGCCCTTCCGGGCAATGCGTTTGCCCTTCTTGGCCGCCTCAATAGCCATGCCGAAGGTCATGGCGTAGGCCGGCCTGCCTGCCTCCGTTTTCGCCTTCTTCACGCCATGTACCGCGGTCTGCAGCAGGAAGCCCAGCAGGAACCAGACCTTGTCCTTGATCTTGCCCAGGCAGATTTCCCGGCCCAGTTTTTCGTCGTAGTTCTCCGCGCTGACGCACGCAGAACTCTCCATGATCTCAAACCCGTTCCGCAGCATGGCACGCACAACCGTGGTTTTGTCTCCCATGGTCTGCGTCCAGGTCTCCAGGATGAAATCATCCACCATCTGCTGACTGATGCTGGGAGCGTCCGTCCGCAGGTCGGGATTGACGGTCATGGGCAGATGGGCCTGCTCGAACACGCCCTTGGGACTCCAGCTCTCGTATCCGTCCGGGTAATGGACCCGGTAGCCTTCCTCGCGGTTCATGCTTCTTGGGACCGGACCGCTCTCAGGATAAATCTCCCCATCGATCCGGAACGCCGGCTCCGCCTGGATGATCTTGGTCCCGATGTATGTCTTCATCAGTCTTCCTCCGTCAGCACATCGCTCCGCAGGCGGTACTTGCGCCCGGCGATGTAGACATAGGCGGCCTCATGTCCCATGTCCACGTCCACCGTGCGGCCGTTCACCACATGGACCTTTTCCAGGCTGCCCACGCCGTGGTCCAGAATGCCCCATCCGTTGGCCTCAGCAGGGGTCTCGCCCACACGGGTCTCCGCCAGCTCCTCCGGGGTAATCACATTCCGGTCAGGGTTCAGGCGCAGGGGAGAGCCCAATTCCTTCAGACCGTCGTTGGTCTCGTCCTTACCGGCCTCGCCCAGGGTGTACTTCTGCAGCACTTCTTCCACAGTCTTCATGTTCAAAATCTCCTTTTCAAAATTTAATATCAACCGCACAGCGGCTTGATGCCTATTCGTTTTTGGTGTTTTCGCTTTCCTTCGGATCGTCTCCGCCGCCCTCGCCGGCGATGCTCTCCCCGGCGGCGTCCACGGCATTTTTGCCGATCTCCAAAATGTTCCGCAGCCAGGAGGGGACAGGTGCCCCAAAGGTAACGGCGTGCTCCGCCAGGGAACCCAGCTCTCCGATGATGTACCAGACGATCACCAGCGGCCCTAGCAAAACAGAATATGTAAATGGCAGGGACACCGCCGGGATATGCCCCAGGATGCTCCCGATCAGCCAGTCCGCCACCAGGGCGATGCACACCACCAGGATCATCCCGCCTTTGTGCCAGGCGCCCTCCCGCATCTTGGCGCTGGACCAGCGCCCCTCCTTGGCTGCCGCCGCGCTGCCGATCAGCCAATCCGCCAGCATCAGCAGCACCCAGGCGATCACCAGCCACCCGAACCAGCCCCACAGGGCCGTCATGGTAGCCACCGCCGCCGCGATGGCGGCCTTTACCGTGGTCACAGTCGTTTCATTCATGGTCGTTCTCCTTTCGGTCAAATGTTTTCCTATATGCCCGCCGCGCCGCCTCCGGCAGAATCGCGGCGTAGATCATGGTGGTTTTGGGGTCCTCATGCCCCAGGAGCTGCTGAATCACCGGCAGCGGCATCCCACCCTGCAGCGCCTGCGTAGCAAAGGTATGCCGCAGGATATGGGGGTGGACCCGCCGTTCCAGCCCGGCCCGCTGCCCGATTCGTGCCAGGGCTTTCTCAATGCCTCCCGGCGTCAAAGGGCTCCATGGCGCTCTGACCGCCGCGAAGAGCGCGTCTCCGCCCTCCCGCTGACTCAGGTATTCCCGCAGAAGCTGTCCGGCCCGGAAGGAGAAGAACACCGTCCGAATTTTCCGCCCTTTCCCCAGCACGCGTACACTCCTCTGCTTCCAATCCACCTGCTCCGCACGAATCCCTGCCGCCTCGCTCAACCGGCAGCCGCTGGAGGACAGGAATTCTACCAGTGCCTGGTCCCGGATGTTCCGGCAGCCTTTCCGCAACCGGTGAAGTTCCTCATCTGTCAGGGGGCGGCGGGACGCCGTCCGGTCCACGCTCCGGCTCCTGATCCTCCGCATGGGGCTTTTCCCGATCACGTCTTCCAGCTCCAGCCATGCGAAAAAGCTCCGCAGCGTGTTGGCGTGGGTGACGATGCTCCCATCCTTCAGCCCCCGCTCCGACAGTCCGGCCAGATACCGCCGGACATCGTCGGCGGTGATCTCCTCCGGTGGTTTGTCCGCATACCGCGCAAAAGACCGCAGCACGAGGCCATAGTCTTTCAGGGTTTTCTGGGACAGGCCGTCGATCCGCTTCGCCGCCAGGAATGACTCGATCCGTTCACGGAGCGCCAGGGCGCCGCCTGTCTCCGCCCAGGTGATCCGGTACGCCTCCAGGACCTGTCTGATCTCCGCCTCCATACCGGGGGCCAGTCCTACCAGCTTCCGCTCCAGCTCCGTCTTTGCATCCATACGCAACACCTCCCGCACCAGTATAGCAGGAGGGTGTCTTAGTCTAATAAGGCGCCCGGCGGGTTTGGCTTCGGGGATGCGATACAGGAAATTGTGACCACCAGCGCGGAGGAATCCTATGAGACATACTGCGCCAAGGTAGACGCTGTACTGGACGCGATGCCTGACAAGACCGCAAAACTGGTGCGGGCCTATCCGCCGGCAGTGTACGGCAATGCAGGTACTACGATATCGCTCTTATACAAGAGCGATGCGAACTACGCGGTCCTATCTAATATCGGTAGTGCGGACGCGGGGCTGTGCGGATGGCGGATGTTCAAGCAACGGTATCCCTCATCGTCGAGTCCAGCAGTTTGGATGCCGTTTGAATGGGAACATCCGCCCATGCGAACCGGCATCGAGTACCGCACCACTGAGCGCCACAATAACAAACCAGTCTACAAGAAAGCCGTAAATACCGGGGCTCTCTCTGCGGGAACATCCAAGTCTGTAGCGCATGGAGTACAAGACATTGGGCTACGGTTATCCGCACTGTACGGATTAAACAACGATGGAGATAATCTGGTTGGCAATCCGGGTATCACTGGTATTTTAGTTGACGGATCGAACATCACCATAACGACAGCGGCGGGATTCAGCACGAGCAATTCCTGGGTTGTTATCGCCTACACCAAAACTACGGATTAGGAGGGCACATGAAGATCATCAAATATCAGTTGGAAACAGAGATCAACTATGGCACTCCCGAGGAGCCGGACATTGAGACGCTACTTTCTCCTGTTACTGTGACCTATACGGAGGAAGCCTATGCTATCGCCCAGGATGAAGCCTATCAAGGGCAGATTACCGTGGAGGATGATGGAGTCCCTGTGCCGCCTCCCACAGCTCAGGAACAACTGCGGGCAGATGTGGATTTCTTGGCAGCTATGCAGGGGGTGGCGTTGTGACAGTGTATGATATGGCGAGGGCCTACTATCCCCGCCTTTGGGACGATGGCCGTTTGGATCAGCTGGTAGCCGCCGGGCGGCTGTCTGCCGAGGAAGCCACACAAATCAGGGCTGATTTGCAAGCTCCGGCATCTGCGGCCAAGTAATGGCACTGGGAAAACGCTCCTGTTGGGGCACATCCCGCAGGGCCTGCCGGTATGTTTTGACCGCCTCCAGCGACTGCGCGTCCAACGGGGAATCCGGCAGTACCGCCCAGTCCGTGGCCGCCAATAGCCGGTCACGCCGCGCCCGGATTTCGTCCGTGGTATCCGCCACCTCCTCCACGGTGACCTCACCCTGCCATGCCTCAGACAAGGCCAGCTGGTAGTCGGCCTCCGTGGCGTAAGGCATGGAGACGTCGGATAGTACGGTTTCCATCATCGGCTTCTCCGGCGTTCCGTGGTTGGTCTCCGTAGCCAGCTTATATTTCAGGATCTTCATGCGCTCCTCCTCAATCGGTTGTTTTTGTGTAACGCAAAACCAGATATACATAGTTTGCGGACACATCCGTATTTGTCGTGATTCGGATATTGGAGGCATTGATCTGAATATTATCAACCCCAGAGGCTTCGATCAAATTAGCGCCTCCCATCATCCCTGTGTATGAGACGAGCTGGCTGAAATTCTCTATCCCATGAGAGACGTCTTTGTATGTGGCATTCGGTGCTTGGCCGAAACTAATTGCTTTGGCATACACAGGTTTGCTGTTGTATTGCTCCACGGTGCGGTACTCGACGCCCAACTGCATGGGGGGATTTACGTATTCCCACGGAGTCCACACACCATCTACAGCATATCTGACAAAATGATCCGGTTGACCTAATGCGTTCCAAGCGTCTTGGCGGATCATGCCACCCGCCCCAGTGCGGGATGATACGAGTAGCCAGCCATAAAAGTTGGATGAAGGTCCATTTGATGAGCCTGCGCAACTATACCAGCCCGAGAGCACAGCTTGATTGAGGTCAGTCACAGGAGCTGCTGCGGCCCCCAGCCCATATCCAGCGGGCGCCTTATTAGACAAAGCCGTCGCAACGGTCTCCGCCTCCGGCTCTCCGCTCACCGGGATCTGTGTGGCGTTGTAGTCCCCGGACTGGGGCACCACCACGCCACGCCGGCCATTGAAGGAGGTCACGCCGTTTTCTCCCGCCGGACCGGTGGGGCCTGTTGGACCAGCCGCTCCGGCGGGCCCCGTTGGTCCTGTCGGGCCGGCCGCACCGGCCTGTCCGCTGGGCCCCGCAGGTCCTGTCGGGCCGGTGGGGCCGCCTGCCGGTCCCGTGGGCCCCATTGGCCCCGCGGGACCTGTGGCTCCGGTTTCTCCTGTCGGGCCTGTCGGTCCCGTTGGCCCGGCTTCTCCGGCAGGGCCTGTCTGCCCCTGGGCTCCTGTGGGGCCGGTGGGACCTGCCGCTCCGGCCGCGCCTGTCGGTCCAACCGGCCCAGTTGGTCCGGTTTCTCCAATGGGACCTGTCGGCCCCTGTGCTCCTGTGGGTCCGGTGGGACCCGTCTCCCCGGTCTCTCCCTTCAGGGATGCCAGGTATTCCTCCTCCGTTCCCTTGAAGCCGTGCTTCACCGCAAGGCCGTAGGCCGAAAGATAGTAGGGAGGGTTGTTGTACGGCGGTCCGCCGCGCTCACTCCACCTCATGCCGTCTCGCCTCCTCGCCGTAATATCCCTCCGCAGGATCGTATAGCTGGCAGAACCAGCACACAAACGCCGTGTACGCGCTGTTGTAAATGGTCATGGAGTCCGCGTACTTGTTATACTCTCCGTTCTCCGCGTCGATCCTGGCCTGCAGATACAGCGGATAGAGATCGTCGTAGGGAGGATCCACCAACAGCTCCCGGTCCATATCCGCCGGATATTGCAAGTCCAGCTCCCGGATCTGCGCCGGCGCCATCAAAAAGACCTCCGCCTGCAGGCAGCCTTCCATGCGGCGCAGCCACTGGAACTTCGTCTCCTCGCTGAAAGCGTTGGGTTTCACGGCATCCGCCGCCGCGATGGCATCCTTGACCTTCATTCGTATCCGCCTCCCTTGTTTCCCACATAGAAGCGCATGTTCTCCAGCAGCCGCGGGTTGTCCGGTTCCTCCAGCAGCGCCTGCTCTCCGTATGCTCCTGCCGCCCGCAGATCCCCGATCCGGTAGCAGGCATACGCCATGGCGTCCCAGGGATAGGCGCCCCAGGCCCTGTCCTCGTTGATATAGAAGCCGGACCGTTCGGTGATGTCCACGGCCCGCCGGCCGTAGTAGACCACGCCCTCCCAGTCCTCCGCCGCGTAGGCTGCCTCCTGCGCCTGTACCCAGGGCTCCCGCAGCTCCGGTGCCTCTGCGATGGCCCGCAGCGCCCACACCATGCCCTGCCGCCTGTCGCCCATAGACAGATAGCACCGGGAGAGAAAGCGCATGGAGGCGCACCGCTCCGGCTGCCACACGGCTCCGGGCATTTCCAGGTGGCGCTTCAGCACCGGGATGGCCTCCGCGTACAGTCCGTGGAACATATACTCCCGCCCCAGATAGTGGGCGTTCCGGTCGTCCTCCGGATCCTCCCGGACGGACAGTTCCAGCAGCGGCAGATACTCCGCCCGGCTTTTCTTCGGGTCCGGATAGTGCTCCAGCACGATCTCCGGACATACCGCTGTCTTCCAGGTGCGCTGCCCGTCTGTCCTCCGCAGCACTTCATGTACCGGATGATGCCAGCGGAACACGCCGGGGGCGTGGATTTTCTCCTGCAGGAACGTAGTGCCCGGCGTTCCGCGGGGGCCGAAGCTCCAGATATAGGTGTACCGGAGCTGTTCTGCTCCCGGCTCCCAGGCATTCTCCAGCAGCTTCCGCCAGCCGGGCCGAAACACCTCGTCCAGGTCCGTGCACACGCAGATGTCCGTGTCCGGCGGGATCAGCTCCATGGAGCGGTTGCGGGCCGCATCAAACCGCCAGGGGCTGACAGCCTCCTGCCGCACCACGGCGCCCCGGTCCGCCAGCTTTTCCACGGTCCGGTCCGTGCTCCCGGTGTCCAGCACGCACACCCAGTCCGCCTCCCGCATGGAGTCCATCCAGCGGTCCACGAACTGCTCTTCGTTTTTGGCGATGGCGTACACGCAGATTTTCATGGTTGCCTCCTTGTGGAAAAGCGGGCGGAGGCGTACCTTCGCCCGCTTCGGGTGTTGCTTAGTCGGGGAGCTCTTCTCCCGTGGAGATGCCGCCGATGGCGGCGAACCGCCAGTCGTTGAACGTGGCGTTCCAGCGGGAACGGCCCCGCCACACGTTGGCGTCGGTGTTCTCGTCGATGGTGCTCCGCACCGCCAGCGGAATCCGGTCGTTCCACACAGCGCCGCCGTACTGCTCGTTGTACTTGCTGTCCAGCAGGATCCAGGGCGCGGTGCCGGCCGTGATGAACTTGTTCAGATAGGGCCAGCAGATCACGGTCCAGCGGCCGAACTGATAGTTGAAGGCGTTGTTGCTGGTGGCCGGGTCCTTGTCGGCGCCGATGGCCGCGAACACATCCTTCTTCAGGCTGGCCAGATCGGGGATCAGGATGGTGTCCGGGGACACGTCCAGAATCTCCTCCGTGTCGCCGCAGAAAATCTGCATGGCCGTCTCCATCTGGCCCAGGGCATCCACGGAGAAGGCGTCCTTGAACAGGTTGCACTGGGCGGGGCCGGACACCTTGGCGGGGTGTGCCGCGGAGAACAGCGGCTGGCCGTCCGCCGTGGTGATGTCAAAGGTCTTGCCCTTGAACTGCGCCGTAGTGGCCGCCTTGATGGCGCCGCCGTACAGGGCCGCGCCGAACAGTTCCCGGGTCCGGTGATAGCTGGTCATAAAGGCCCCCGGCTGCTTGCGCAGGTCCATCAGCTTGGAGTCCTCGATCATCTCCTTGGAGATGGAGAAGGAATCCTTCCAGGTCTCATACACCAGCAGCTTCTGATAGCCCTCCTGCATGGAGTCCTCGGGATAGGCGCCGTTCTCACCCACGGGCTCAAAGCCCGCCATGGCGGTCATGCTGGTCAGCAGGTCGCCGTAGTTCTCGGATGTACCCATCAGGAACAGCCGCTCCACGACGCTCTCCTGCTCGAAGGCCTCGCCCCGCTTCTCCAGGAACATCCGGATGGGGGCCTGGCACTTGCCGTACACGCTGTCATTCAGGCCAGACCCCTCGGAAAATGTAAGTCTAATAGGCATTGTCTTGTTTCTCCTTTCTCGGCAGGTCGGTGATTAGCCACCGCCGCCCGCCGCGGGCTTCGGGTCCACGAATCGGCCGCGAACGATGCTGCCTGCCGTGGTGCCGTCCAGGCTGACCACCTCAAAGGTGCCGTCCCCGGCGCCCACCTGCGTGCCGCCGCTCTTGACCACCAGCCGACTGCCCGCCACGGTGCCCGCGGCCGCCGCCTGCAGGGTGGTCTCATAGATCACGTCCCGGCTCGTCCGGGACACGGGGATGGGGGTCCCCGCGGTCTCCACCTTTACCTCCGCGTTGCAGATGTAGGGGGGAGTGGTATCCAGGTCCGCCGCCACGGCCTCCAGATGGCCGGTGGTGGCGTCCAGGTTCAGGGCCTGCCCCACGTGGTAGGTGCCGGCCTCCGCCGGCAGATACTCCCAGGGGAGCACAGCCCCGTTGTCGCTTTTCCAGGGCTGAAACATGGTTTCCTCCTTTTCACGCTGCCTCGGTCTCCCGGGGCGCCGCTCATTTCTTGTGCTTGTTGTACCAGGCGGTGATCTCCGCCTCCGTGGCCGTCGGATTGAAGAGCTTGAATGCCTGCATCTCGTCCGGCGGCACCGTGGCCGCCCCGGTCCCCTGGGGGGTCCCGGTGCCGGTCAGGTGGTCCTTGCCCCTGGCGTTGTTCATGGCCTGCTGCCGGGCCGCTTCCGCCCGGGCCGCCTGCAGCCGGTCAAAGTTGGCCAGCCGGTAGGCGTCCAGGAAGCTGTTGCCCTTGCGCACCAGGTCGTAGAACGCCTTGGCGTCGGGCATGGACAACAGGTCCTCCACCGTGTTGATAGCGGGGTCCAGCTTGTGGATTTCCGCGAGCTCCGCGTCCACCCGGGCCTTGGCCTCAGCCTGTCTGCGCTGCTCGTCCTCCGCCGCCCGCTGCTCCTGCTGCTTTTTCAGCGCCTGGATCGCCGGCGTCTGTTCCACCGCGGACCGCAGGGCCTCCGGTGTCAGCTTCCCGGCCTTCAGGTCCTTCTGTAGTCTGGCGGCTTCATAGTCCGCCTGCCAGGCGTCAAACTCCTCCAGGGTGGTGATGGGCTTGCCGGTGACGGTGTTTTTCATCCCCGCCTTGGCAAAGAAGGCCTCCATCTGCCCTTTGGTTCTGGCCCTCTCGTCCTCCACCGCCATTTTCACGGCGGCGTCAATGGCGGCCTGCTGCTCTTCCCGCCGCCGGCGGGCTGCATTCTCCGCCCGCTGGGCAGCCGTTTGAGGCTCTGCCTCATTACGGATGCCGCGTCCCCCTTGCGGGGGCTGCTCCTTGGTCTGCTGGGCGGGCTCTCCTTCCTGCCCGCCCTCTGCCTGGGACGCTCCGGAAACGTCCCTGGCACCGCCGGCGCCGCCCTGGGCCCCACCGTCTCCCTGATCCCGGGAGGGGTCCTGCTCCTGGGTCTGCGCCGGCTCCTGGGCTTCGCCCGTTCCGGGCTCCGTGCCCCGTGCCTGTCCTTCCTGCGCTCCCGGTTCGGCGGCTCCCGGTTCGTTCCCGCCTGCGGGCTGCTCCAGCCCGAACGCAGCATACAGATCGCTCTCTTCAAATCCGGCCATAATGCCTCCGTTCCGGCCTCTGGCCGGCTGCCATTTTCCCGCTGTTGGCTTGCGTAATGGTGGGCCACTCCCGGCCCCGGATTATTCGATCTCCGTTACTTCTTGCCGCTCCGGAGGTCGTTGCCCGTCTTCACTGTGCCCTTCTTGGACACAGTGGTCTGGATGGGGGCCTGTACCACCTGGGGCCCGGAGTTCTTGATCCGGCCCACGTAGCCGAAGCCGCCGCGCTTGCCGCCGTTCTTCATGCAGGTGCCGCCTCCTTTCTTGCAGATTGAGATTTTCCCGCGTTCTCATGCGTTCGTCCTCACGGACTCCATATCGCTCAATTCCCCGTGCACGGGGAATATCGCTCACTCCGTCGTTCGTCCTCTTCCCACCACGCCCCGCGTGGTGGGGGCCCTTTTACCTACCCGTCGGCGTCTGATTGCCTTGGTTGACTGTGGATGCGGCGTCCCGCCGCCCTCGCTGCTGGGCCTGCATGGCCAGTATCTGGAGCTGTATCTGCTGGGCCTGGGCGGCCTGCTGCTGTTCCCGCCGCAACCGCTCTTCCAGGTATTTCTTGGTGGACCCGGCCCCGGGGTAGTGCAGCTCCTCCATCTTGCTCCAAAACAGGATCAGCGTCTCCGTGCTGCTGGGATCGCCGAATGCCCCGGTCTGCAGGTTCATCCGAGTCTCCTGCCACATGGCCTCCCGGTTGGAAGCCAGCGGGGCAGAGGTGTCACAGCTGAACAGGAACTGGTCGTCCCAGTAGAACTGCCCATCCTCGTCCTGCTTCAAGAAGTCGTACCGGCTGATCTCCTCAAAGACCGTGTTCCCCTCGTTGTCCTTGTAGCTGATGGGCCGGGGCTCGTCCGAGTACGCCAGCCAGAACTTGAACATCAGCTCGAACAGCTGGGCGTATGCCGCCTGCTTCATGGTCCGCTTGCTCTCCAAGCGCCCCGCCGCCTGTGCGGCGGAAAACTCCTTGGCCTTTCCGCTGGTGGCCGTTGGGTCCGTCCGGCCCTGGAAGCTGTCTGTGATGCCCAGGACCTGCCGGGCCTCTTCATAGACCGTCGCCAGGTACGTCAGCTCGTACTGCAGGTCTCCGGAAAACTGGTACACGTCGATCATGGCCTTGTCGGCCGGGGAATCCAGGAACCATCGCTCTCCGTCCACCGGGTCCGTCCGCAGCGTCGCTTTGGCCGGCAGCGTAATCCGGGTCCCTGCCTTCACCAGACGGTCGATGATCTTTTTTTCCATGCGGTTGGTGGTGTTCTGCTGGTCCTCAATCACGTCCACGTCGCTGTTTCCCAGCAGTTGGCCATAGACGCTCACGCTCTTCTGCAGCACCACCGGGAACACGTCCGGCCGGTAGAAAGGGATCCGGGTAGGCCGCATGACCGACCGGCCGTTCTCGTCGATCTCCGGATGCTGGCCCGGAATCGTCAGGCCGGAACTGTTGGTGATGGGCAGGATCACTTCTTCGTACTCCTGCTCTTTGGTGGTCCAGTTCGTGCTCCCGCACCATGGGCATGGTCCGCCGTCGTACCGTTCTGCCTCAGCCTCCGGCGGCTCTGCTGCCACCTCCGCCGCCATGGCTTCCAGGCCTCCGCCGATACCGGCCGCCACCTCCTGCGCCAGCTGCAGGGCCAGGGCCCGGCCCGCGATCTGCTTCCTGGTCTCCGCTGTCTCCGCCACGGCCTGCCGGTTCTGGATGATCTGCCCGGGGAGGGGGCGTACCCGGCCGCAGTGGGCACAGACCGGCACACGCCGCGCCTGGTAGTTCTCCAGGTCCTCCAGCTCGATGTCGTTGACCCACACATAGCGGTCGATCCCGCCCTGGTCGTTTTTGGCGTAGCCGATGTACATCGTCACAGCGTCGTCCGCCGTGTCTTCATCGCCGGTGCCCCGCACCTGGGGCTCCTGCTCGCCCTCGTTTTCCACATTCACGCCGTACCGGCGCCGGATGCTCTCCTTCGTGGCGGCCTGGCGGACGATGAACCAATCCATGTCCTGGATGCCGGTGTAGATGCCGGGCTGCGGGGCGAACTGCTTCGGATGCAGCATCGCCACTTCCTCTTCGCCTACCGTGTCGTGGGTCCGCTTCCGGTTGTCCCAGGCCACCAGGAAGCCTACGCCGCCCTGGATGGGGACTGTCCGCTCCGCCTGGTCGTTGATGGTCTCGAAGGGCAGGCGGTCCAGCTCGCAGCGCAGCCAGTGCTCGATCTTGTCTGCCAGCCCCTCGTCCTCCTTCCGCCGCGGCGTCACCTTGGGGGAGGGAATGGCGGAGGAAACCTGACTCTCAATGTTCTCAAAGACGATATTCCGGATATGGGGAGCCTTCTGCCCCTCATCCCCCTTTGTCAGGGCGCGGAGCTCCCGGTCCCCGCTGTACAGGTGCTCCCGCCGGTCCATGCGCTCCATCTCCGGCTTCCAGGCTGCGTCGCTGTCCGCCAGCCTCCGCTGCCAAATATCCAGTTTTGCCGGCCTGACTGCCGCTTTTCTCGTTTTCATCGTGCTCTCCTATCTCCGCGGGGTACCCCAGAGTTTCAGCAGGAGCTCCCGCCCCTGGGGGTCCGCCCGGTCAAAGTCATCCCACATATCCTGCGTCCACACGGCAGTCCCCGCCGCCGCGGTCCGCTCCACGCTGGTCCGCTGCTGAACCCTGATCTTGTGGGCAATGGCCAGCGCCATCACCAGATCGTCGTGAGCGCCCTCTTCCGCCTGTGGTTTCCAGTTTTCGTCATAAATGAACGTCAGCATCTCGCCCAACGTCTCGTAGTCATTGATGGTCTCCAGGTGCTCCCTGGCCGCGTCTTTCAGCCCATCCACAATCACCGGCCTGGTGACGGTCGTGGTCTCAAAGCCAAAGGCCGGCACCATCTTTCCGGTGTAGTTGTCCAGGCGCTCCCGCACGTACAGGTTCGGGTATCCCAAATCCTCCAGTTTCATCTCCGGGTACGTGGAGTAGTTGGTCTCCACACCGATCAGGGCGGTGTTGTAGTACATCCCCAGGCAGTACATCTGCTCGGCGTACATCCGCTCCCCAAACTGGTGGTGGAGCACCGCCACCTGCTCTCCCGTCCGGTTGTCCAGCACCTGGCCCACAAACCAGTCGCTTCCGGTGCCGGCAGTGTCCCCGCCGATCACATAGGGCACGCCGTTCTCCGGCTTTTTCAGGATGCGGACAGCGCCTCTTGGGTCCCGTACCCAATCCCAGCCGACGATTTTTCCAGCTGCGTCTTTCCTGGCACGGAACTCGCCCCGTTCCCAGGGGAGCTCCCGCACCTGCTCCCGCCGCAGCACGATCTCCGCCTTGTCGAAGACGCAGCGGCCGGTGGAAATAAACGCCTCGTCCGGTGTGGACGGGTACTCCTGATGAAACAGATCCAGGTCTCCGCCGCAGTTAGCGGCGATGCACCACCGCCGCCAGGCCAGCTGCTCGTCGTCCAGATGGAAGGTTTCGGCCAGTTCCTGCTCCTCCGGCGTCCGTTCAAATCCCGGGGGAGGGGTCCGGCGGTATTCCTCCATCTCGTACCAGGCAAAGAAGATGGGCAGGTAGCCGTCCTCGCCCCGCCGCTGGGCTTCCACCGCCGCGTCCCACCGATTTTTGAACTCGTCGTATCCGTTGGCGGTGGATTCGATGATAATCATGGTCCCCGGCTTGTCCGGCACCGCCTGGGACAAACCCGCCAGCGTCTCCCGCTTGTCTCCCGGCCAGAAGGCGAACTCGGACAGGTGGAGGCACCGGAGCGTGGCAGATCGGCCGACACCGCTGCCGCCTGCCGTGGCGCACTTGATGGAGCTCCCCAGGCCCGGCCGGCGGCCCTTGTAGTGGGCCGGCTTATCAAAGACCAGCTCGTGGGCGTTGCTTGCCTTCCGCATGGGTTTCATCGGCTCCGGCAGATTCTCGTAGTAACGCAGGGACATTCGGAACAGGTTGGCGGTGGCCTCGTCTTTGTGTGCGACGATCATGCAGTCGGTATAGAACCGGGTGGCCGTAATAGCGAAAATGATGGCCTCCGTCAGGGTGGAAAACCCCATCTGCCGGGCTTTGAGGACGATGATCCGCACCGGCTTTCCGGCGTCCCACTGGGATTTGACCGCCTGGTACATCCGATCCTGCGGCTGATTGAGCCGCAGCGGCATCAGGGTTCCGTCCTTCGTGCGGATTTTCAGGAACGTCTCGATATACTCCCGCACGTTCAGGATGTTCATAAACTGCCACCCCCGCCGGCCTCTTCCAGCTTCTGCAGGTATTCCTCGATCCCCTTGCTGGAGAAGTCCAGGTCGTGCCGCTCCCGGTATCCGTAGTTGTTTTCCAGGTTGAAGACAATTCCCTTGATGTCTTTGCCGGGCCGCGTCAGCAGCTCCCGCTCGTTCCACGCCTTCATCCGCTCGTAGACCTGCTGGGTGATCTCCACGAACTCCGGGTTTTTGTCCGGGTCCCGGTAGTTGGCCCAGGTGCTCCGGTCGATCTCCAGGAACTCGCACAGCGCCGCGATCTCCGGCGGCACGATGTACTCTGTGACCCAGACTTCCTCTTCCAGGGAGTTCTTCACCGGCACCTGTTCAAAAATCATGTGCCCTTTGTCGTCGTACCGGCCGGTGGGCACTGGCTCTGTGATGCGCACCTTCCGGGTGATGGAAGCAAAATACCGCTCTACATCCCTTTTAAGCGTCCGCGGCGTGTACTTTCTGGGCCTTCCCACGTCCTCGTCACCTCCGCATCTCCCGCCCCGGTCTCTAATACCAGTATAACAGGGTGACCATGCGTCGAACCGTCAACTTTTTGAGCGCAAAAAAACGCCTGTATCCCTTGTCCTGCAAAGGATACAGGCGCATTGTCCCCTCGCGCGCGCAGGTGCGCGCGTGTACGCGCGTGCGAGGGCATACCCGCCCCCGTGCGCGCGTTGTCGTGTCGAAAAATTCCACGGCTTTCAGGCCCGAGGAAAATTCCCGGGCCTCCACCGCCTATTCCGTTTTTCCCGTCCTTCCAGGCGGCCGTCGTCCTCGCAAAGTCCGCTTAGCTCCGTTTCCTCCTGTGGAGATTGGGCAGCCGTCGGGAGCTTTGCTTCCATACGGATGCCGCATACCCCTTGCGGGTAAAACTCCGCCCGCTTCCTTGCACCCCAAGGGCACTTCCGCGCCCCTATTCGGGGCTTGGGCGCTCGTCCTCTTCCCGCCGGACCCGCTCCGCTGGGCTCCGGCGGGAACCCTTCTGCGGTTCTCCGGCAGGATGTACCGAATGTACTGGGACAGGCCGGGGTGGTACGCCTCCCGAAACAGTAGCACGCCGCCCTTCGGCACGCGCACCTCCGCCTCGCTCATGGCGATCCGGTCCTTCGGCTCCACCCGGAGCAGATTCCGGCTGGAGATGTACTTCTTGTGATCCGGCACCCGCCGCACCTGCCGGATCAGGTAGGAGGCCAGGGGCGTGTAGTCCATCTGCGGGGAGAGTGGCTTCCAGTCCACGCCGCCCAGGCCCGCCCACTTTTCCACGAACACGTCCCGCACCGCCTGGTCTACCACCAAGTGATGATGCACCCGTACCGTCTCCCCGGTGTCTCCGTCCATGTCGGAGGTGACGGCCACGTACCGCAGCGGGAGTCCCAGCTTGTCCAGTTCCCGCTTCACCCGCCGGATCATCAGCTGCAGCTCGTGCTCTGCCGCCGCCCGCATGGTGTCCAGCCGCTCTTCCTCGGTCTCCATGGGCAGGCCCTGCCGGAGAGCCCAGGCCTCCAGCCGCGCCAGTCCCTCGTCCGAATAGTCCAGGCCCACCAGCAGGTCGCCCTCTGTGAAGTTCGCGTTGAGCAGGCGGGCCAGCGCCTTCTCCGCGCTGTACTCGTTCTGTGCCTGCTTCCGGGCGGCGTCCCGCAGGCGGCGCTGTGATCTCGTGGGGCGGGCACCTGGGACGAAAAATTTTGTTTTTTCTCCCACGTTGCCCGCCTCATACGTCCGGACGATCCAGTACCCATCCATGTCGTCCTCGCCTCCTCCATATCGCTCACCCTGCCGCCCGCGGCAGGTCTCACTCATTCCGGGGCTCGTCCTCTCCCCACCACGCGGGGCGTGGCGGGGTCCCCCATTGCCTCTTTCTGCTTTTATCTGCTTTATTGGTGAAAACTTAGGCCCTTACCAAGCCCACATTCGCGCGTGCGCGCGAATGTTAATATGTATATGATCCGGAAAGCCTTTTCGTCTGATCGTCTACGCAGGGCCCCTCGTTGGTGCCGTCCCCAGCATTGACGGCGGCACATTTTGGCTCCCCTCCACTTCGGAGGACCTCAGTGCTCGTGTACTGGCGGCCAGGGCGTTGGTGGCTTTTTGATGTGACTTAAACCGGAATCTCGTTTTGCAGGCCCCGCCCGGCTCATGCGCCCGCAGCGCGGCATAGAATCCCCCACCGCCGCTCTCTCCACGTAGGAACGCAGCCGTCAACACGGACGGCAGGGGAGGGGCCCGGCTCACCTCGTCGCCGCAAAGTCCGCTCGGCTCCGTTTCCCTCGCCGTCACAAGCTCCGCATCCCTCGTTCCGGCCATTCTGGTCAGAACTCGCTCACTTCGCTGCTCCGGCTCTCCCCACCACGCAGGCGTGGCGGGGACCCCAATGCGAAAACAATGCCCGCTCCCTTGCGTCTCCTCTCCCCACTGCGCGGGGCGCAGCGGGGTCCCCTTGATCTTCGGAGCACCCGCTTTCGCGGGCGTGACCCTTACCGGGATGTGGTCATAGATAAGGGGAAGACGCAGGCCGCCGGGAGTGACCCGGTTGCCTGCATGTCAAATCTTCCGTGGGAACGCCTCGTAGTATCTCCGCACGGCTCGTTCCAACGTAGAGGGGGAGAGGTGGTGCCGCAGGCAGACCGCCTGTGCGCCCGCGTCCGTTGTCACAAACTCGAACAGCGCCTGGTAGTTTTCTTTCCCGGCGGCGATACACAAATTCAGGATCTTCTCCTGTGTCCGCTTCGGTAACTCCCAGTAAAGCAGGGAAGTGAAGTATATGTATCCCTGCCACTCATAGCTCACCGGAATGGACTTCTTGTACCGAAACACCCGCGGCACCTCCTTTCGTTTATGTTTTCCGCCTTTTCTGCACGATCTGGTTTCGCTCATACTCCGTTGTGCCGGCCATCAGCTGGCCGTAGGAGAGCCCGCGGCGCTTGGCCTCCGCCGCCATCGCCGCCAGCCGTTCGTATTCCCTGGATCGCCGCTTCACGTGCCCGCCTCGCTCTCTCCCTGGACCGGGCCCGCCGCGCCGCAGCCGCCTTCTCCAGGTGGGCGCCGTACCGCCGGCCCATCTCCACCAGCAGCCGCTGCTCGATCTCCAGCAGTTCTTCCTTCGTCTGCATCCGCCCACCTCTCTTTCTCGATCCGCTCCTCCAGCCTCTGTAACTTTGCCTGCATCCAGATCCCCCAACCCGGAAACAGCAGCTTCATTTGGTTCAAGACGATCTGCACATCTGCTATCTCTTCCTCCACGTTCTTTACGAGAAACAGAGGCTCCGTGATCTCGTGTTTCTTTGCTCTCCGCAGTTTCAACAGTGCTTTGGAGAGCTCCGCCATCTCTTCCAGCATCATGTCAATCTGCGCCTGCTGCCCATACATCACCAGGGCATCCTGCAGGACTGGCCGCCGGACAGCGGCCTCTTGGATCATTCCGCCGGCCTCTCCCATGGCCGGGGCTTCAACGGCAATCTGGATGCACGCTCTCAAAGTCTCCATATCTGACCGGAATGCAAGACAAGAGCCCAGGTTCCTCAGATTCCGAGCCCTCTCCGCTTGCCGCTTCACTTCCCGGTATTTCTCCAGGAGCGGCCGCGCCACGTCAACCCTCCGAATCAGCTCGTCCATATCTTTCTCCTCCTCCAAAGCTCCATAGTATCGAATCTTCTCAAATCAAAATCCATTCCAAATCTGCATTCCGCAGTATTCAAAGCACTCAGCGTCGTTGCAATCCTCGTCGGTCAGATCCATGAGCCGCTTTCGACTTCTCGATATGAACAAGTCGGAATCCATAGGCGGCTTCGGATTTTTGTCCCGCAGCAGTTCATCGACGCCCACAACCTGGGCGTATTGCTCCGGCTCATTCTCCCGCAGGAATTTGAAGAAGTAATTCTTGTGGAACGGGCAGAACGAGCAGGCCGAAGCCTTGGTCTCCAAGCCCCATACATCCTTGATGTAGGCAAAGTTATCCGCCCGGGTCAGACCCATCTCCACCAAGGGGAACTTGTTGACGAACATGGGGTTGGGGCTCTCCTTACACCGGCGTGACTCCTCCGCGCTGAAGCCCATGTGCATCTCGTGGGCCTTCTTGTCTTCCTCCCGGAGCCGCTGCCCCTTTTTGTAGCCAAGCAGCTCCCACCGGACGTACTTGGAGATCAGCTCTACCTTGTAGTCGATGGTGCAGTTGCGAGGCATCTTGCTTTTGTGGCCGTCCTCCTTGATGGTCCACCACGGGATGCTGATCGTCCGCCTTTCCCCGAAATTCTCCATAAAGTCGGTGTAGAGCGGAGAATCCAGAATCACAAGTGGCACCCCGCAAGAATGACCGGCGTTTGCCAGGAATTCGACCTGCTTTTTCACCCAAGGCGGCTCGAATCCCAAATCGCAGAATATGGATATGTCGTAAATCGGCACCTGGGGCCATACAGGCGGTTCTCCCCGTATCTTTGCCAGGGCGTTTTCGCAGCTCATCAGATGCAGGGCCGATGACTGCATCCCGGCGCCGCATGATAAGATCTTCACACCTCAATCCCTACCCCTCCGCTGGCTGCTGGAGCCATCGTTTGATGCAGGCCAGCAGACGATCTTCCGTGCAGGGGCGTGGGTATCCCTTACTGCTGACGCATCCACCCTTCATGTCACACCACCGAGTGGAAATATCCTCAAACTTTCCCGCCTCCATTTCTGCCCGCCAGCGGCGCAGAATCTCTTGCGCCAGTCTGTCATCGTCCATGGCCCGGATTTTACCCCCATTGGTGATGGTTGATGTCTCTCCCGGGCCACCAGCCAGCTTGCGGAGACAGTCAATGGAGCCGAGCTCCTTGTAGACATTAAGCTCACGCAGCGCACAGGCGATTTTTGCCATATCCACGGCAGAAAAGATTTCCTCCGGCTCCAGCCCCGTGTCCTCGTAGGCTGCGAGGCGCTTTGCTGCTTCACCGCTTGGCCCATGATATGACCAGCAACCATATTCCTCGTTCCAGTAAGTCAACCGTTCCATGGTCACCCCTCCCCAGGGCCGAGGGACAACCGGCCTCTCTGGTATAGCTGATATAGCGTTTGACCGCTACTGTCAGTCAGATAGGGCAGAAATACCTCTTCCATTTGCACTTGCCCGGCTTCAATAATCGCCATCTGCGCCATGACCCAGTCCCGGACGTTGCGCCATGCGGTGCGCTCGGCTTGACCCGGCTTGGCTTTCACCTTCTGCTGGGTAAATACTGTCCGTACCCCGTCAATATTGGCAGGGAGGCAGAAGCCACGAGGCCCGGCCGGAGTTTCGATGGCAAACATGATGCCGGTGGGCTGGCCGGCGGCATTATAGTCCACCATGACCTTTCTGGCGCCATGGCCGGCGAGCGCCCCTTGAATTTCTCCTAAACTCTTATAGACCTCTACCTCGGTCGTGTAGTTCTTAATCGCCATGACGCTCCTCCTCTCCCTCCGGCGGGCGGCGGTAGGCGAGCCACCCCAGCACATGCAGCCCGTAGCGTCCCGCAGGGTCATCGTGTTTCAACCCGTAAAAATCTTGGTCACGGTTTGCCAGATAATCCTCCGCATCTGCTGATAGCTCCCAGTGCCCCCAGTCAGGTTGCTCCACAATCCACACCGGCTCCCCATCCATCTCCCGCAACTGCTCAATGGTCAGCGGCTCGTTCGGCGGGGACAGGGCGGAGATTGCTTCTTCGGCTGTATCAAATAGCATCCCGCCCATTGTGCTTTCTGCGCCATCAGTGCATAGTGGGCAGTCTCCCCATCCTTCGTGATGTAAGGCATACGACAGTCCGCTCCATGGAGCGTTTTCATATTCGCATCCCATCAGTCCGTGATAATTGCCTTCATCATCATGGACGCCTACAAACACTGCTTTCTTCTTGCAAATCGGGCACTCCATTTTCCTGTCCATCCTCACCCCTCCTTCCGGCTCCCTTTCTCCGAAATTGTTCCGCCGCCGGACATGTGGCAAAATGGCTCACATGCCCCACGCCGTCAGGCTCAAATGCGGCCAGTCCGCCGATGTCCGCAGACAGCACCGTCCCGTTCCCGGTTATGATCTTACCCGCCGCGCCCTCCCGGGCCTTGTACAGCGCCGGCTCCGCATCGCAGGGCATGGATTTCCCGGCCGCCGTTCTGATCCACACAATGGGCGCTCCGCAGCCCCTGCACGTTGACTTCATCATGTTGCCTCCCGCATTGCCGTATCCGTCCGGCCGGCCCTTCGGCCCTGTTGGCCCCTGGTGCCTCCGCATGGCCTGGAACTCGTCCAGAACCACGGGGCATCTGGTCAGCGTGCAGAATCCCTGCTCACCGGCATAGCCGCAAGCAATGTTGAGGGAACCGCAAAAACGGAGATGTTCCATTTATGTGATGCCTCCCATATCCACTTTCGCCTGCGCGATCCGTTTCTCCGCCGCGGCGAAATCCCCCGGGTTCTTTTCTATCCCTATAAAATTCCGCCCGGTTCTTATGCAGGCCACGCCGGTGGAGCCGCTTCCCATGCAGTTGTCCAGCACAGTCTCCCCGGGGTCTGTGTACGTACGGATCAGCCACTCACACAGCGCCACCGGTTTCTCCGTCGGGTGAAGGCACTTAGAGGCGTGTGGCTTCGGGATAGAGATCAAGGATGTCGGATGCTTCCATGTGCCCAAGTCTTTGCTGTTGTCCACCACGGCGTAGTCCCCATAGTCCCGGTTCTGAAAGCGTTGGCCCGCCCGGTTCCCGACGGCCCGCCCCTTGCTGTGGTTCGGCTTCCCCGGCACCTTTTGGGGATGGTAGAGCGGCTGCTTTCGGTAGAACACCGCAATCTCCTCCGTCCGCCGCAATGGCATCCGGTTGGCGTTTAGAAACCCCGTAGGGATCACTTTGTCCCAAATCAGGTTATACCGCCACATTTTTCGGTTGCTTTTCATCAGGTCCGCCAGAAACATTCCGTCCGCGAACAGGCAGATGGCGCCGTGCTCCTTGACAATCCTGCTGTACTGCTCCCAGAGCTTGTCTAGCGGCAGCTTCTGGTCCCAGGTATTCTGCGTAGAGCCGTATGGCATGTCGCAAAGTACCATGTCGACGCTCCCGTCCTGGATTTCTGGCAACAGTTCCATGCAGTCCCCACAAATCAGCCTGCACATGTCACACTTCCCGCACATCAATACCCAGCCGCTCGCGCATCAGCTTCCGCTTGATGGCGTATACCCTGGTTTTGGTGGCTTCGCTCTTTACATCCTCTACCACACGCAGCCAGTGGACCTCTCCGCAGCAGTCCGGCTCCGTGGCCCGCTCGTAGGAAAAGTCTGCCCTGTACCGGATAGCCCGGACCCGCACGCCCTCCAGGGTGGTGTATGCCTCCTGCAGGGTGTACTCCGGCTGGAGCTTCAAGTCCCGAATCTTCTCGGCCGCCAGCAGCAGCGCCAGCTCGTCATACCGCCGCGCCTCCTTCTGGCTGTCAAATTCCAGAATATTTCCCGCCGCCGTGATCCGGGCGGCCTTCCGGTTGTGGTACTTGGATGCCGCCCGCCGCGGCATCTCTTCTTCATCGTCCGACAGGGCAGGGGAGGGGGCCCGGCTCCTGCCGCTTCCCCTCCTCTGCCGCGCCATGATCTGGTTCGCCGCCTGAGCCTGCGCCCACGGCGGAAGGTCTTCGATTCTCATACACGCGGCAAGATAGTAGATTAAGTGCAGAAGAAGTCAGACGACTTTCTTCTGCATATTTTTTATGTCGGAGGCGGAACGAGGTGAACGAAATGGAGGCTACGGTACAGAGGAAAACCCTGACCATGGAGGACCGAAAGGTCCTTGCGGAAATGTGGGCGGCCGGAGAGCGGGCTGCCGTGATCGCCGTAAAACTGGGCGTCTGCCCGGATACTGTGTACAAGGAATTGAAGCGCGGATACACCGGGACGCTGAACGAGTTAAGCCGGCCGGCCTATGACCCGGCACGGGGACAGGCAGAGTATCAGCGGCGGCTTAGAAACCGCGGCCGCTGGCGGCGGGACAAGGAGGAGCACCATGGAGCAGAAGCAGAGACCTGATGAAACCGGGAAGACGGAGCGAAAGCCCATCTCCGTGGAGGAAGCGAACAGCCGGGCATATCAAATCGGGCTGCAATCTGATTGCATCATCAAACTGGAAAAACGGGCCGGGGAAAACCGGTATCAGCGGCATTTTAAGGCATCCAGCGCGTCGGCACTGTTGAACGGGATGGCCGTCCTGATACGGGATTACGCAGAAACACTGAACCTGTCGGTTGTGGAGGTCTTGTCAGTCCTTGCTGTTGTGCTGACCATGCCGACAATCCAGGAAAAAAACAGAGAATCGGAGGACCAGTGATATGGAGCAGCAGTTTTTCACGATCCGGATCGAGCGGCAGGAGACCCGCATGGAGCGCCTGGAGCGGCGGAAGAGAGAGACCCGGAAAAGTATCTTCGCCGCCGTGCTTGCCGTCCTCGCGGCGGCAGCCCTGTTCGCCGCGCTGGCGGCCACAGAGCCGGTGATTGTCGTGACGAAAGAGGCGGAGCAGGGTCTCCAGCCGGTGGTGCTGATCGTGCCGGAGGCAGAGGTATGAGTGATAAGGAAGCTCGTCTGTTTGAGGTGCAGCACCCGGAGCGCCCCGCCGTACAGGTACAGGCGGTGGACCGGCTGCGGGCCGTCGCGGCGGCGGCGCGTGAATGGGGAGACCGGTGGACGGAGATCGCCAGAGACTGTGAGGTCACCGACCTGGGCCCGGCGCCGGAGCAGAAGCGGAAAAGCAGGAGGACGACATGATTCATGAAAAGGGACTTTGCAAGGTGCTTTCGGCCGCCTACAAGGGCGGCGGATATTCCGTGATCCCAGTCCGGCGGCAGGTGGAGACCGTCGCCAGGTCCTGGCGGCGGAACGAGATCATCCTGAACGGTGCCACCTGGGCGGTGCGCTGCCTGACGGAGGACCTGCCGAAAGAGGCGGCTGTCCAGATCGTCAAGGACGTGGGGTATATGCCGATGGAGCCGGTGAGCGTCCAGAAGAACCAGCCGAATCAGACCATGCTGGAAGATGTGGCCGACATACGGGAGAGCCAGCTTGAAGAGCTGCGGGACGGATCATCCGTCATGGTGAAGATCCCCGTGATTTTCCGGGACCGCTGGCAGTTGTACCAGACGACAACTGGCGCGGTCTATGCCTTCGACACGGAGCTGCTGAAGCTGATCGACTTCAAGGAAGTATCGCCGGAGTGCCGGATTACGCCGCATGGCAACATGGCTATGTTCTTATGGGGAGACGAGATGGTATTTCTGGCGCCGGGGCGGTTCTCCCGGGAGAACGAGGAAAAGATCCTCTACATAGCAGGGATGGACTGGGAGAATCAGGTGGAGGCCGACGATCCCGTGGTGAACCTGAACCTGTTCAACGCGGACCAGGACGAGCCCCTTCTGACGCCGGAGGAATGATGTGGAAATGGAGAATCAGGAATACTACTTCGACGTGTCATATCAGCGCAGCAAGGACGGGCCTGTGGGCATGATCTATCTGCCTGATATCGGCAGCGTAATGGAGTGGATGCAGAGGAATGGCGAGAGCATCCACTTCGCCCTCCTGCTGAAAATGCCGGGAAACGCGGACGGCCTCGTGGATCGGGAGGTATGAGATGGAAAGCAGATTTGAGAGGATTACAGAATCTCCGGACGCCCTGGCTGCTGTGCTGGCCTCTATCCCAACGGCGGACGCACCGTGGGATATAGCATTCGAGCGGGCCTTCTGCGCGGGCTGCGCCCTGGAAAACTGCGATGGCTGCCAACACAAAAACCTGGATCGGATTAAGTGGTGGCTGGAGCAGCAGACGGCGAAAGCCTTTTTGACCAGGAAGGGTAAGCGATCCGGGTGGTTTTCCATGTCCAAGAAGCAGGAATTGGTGGACAAGCTGGGTCCTATTGAGCACCAGACGGAAGAACTGCTTGAGGAGCTATGCGGCAACTACTGCAGATACACCAGCGCCGCCAACGGAAAGACCAGGGATGAACTGTTGGATATTTGCGAGGACTGCCCGTTGTCCAGATTGAGAGATTTGATCGGAGTATAGGCAATGGGAAAAATCAGGTGCCCGGAGTGCAGATACCGGGCAGCAAAGTTTTCGGACTACACCTGTGACTATGCGGGGATCACGGGCCATACGAGGCGGGCCGTCCCGCCGGAGCGGTGCAGGCATTTTGAGCCGGAGCAGCCGCCGGAGGCCGCAAAGCGTGCGAAGCCGAAAGGGCCCGCCATCGCCATCAACCCAAGCCGCCGGCGGACCCGGTACGACTGGGAGAAGGCTAAAATGCTTTACGACCAGAAGTGGAGCGATTCAAAGATCGCGGCCGCCATGGGATGTGATGTCAACAGCGTTTTCGCCTGGCGGAAGCGGGAGAAGCTGCCGCCATGGCCGCGCTCGGAGCAGATTGTGGCGCGGAAGGAAGTGGTGGTGTGA